CCATAACCACTTGTAATTCTAGCTTGTGATGGAATAATACCACCACTAACCTGTGCAGGAGGTGCTTGAGGTGTTGGTGATGATGATGGTGGAGCTTGTCCTTGTTGTGGAACTCTGGGAAGATTTCCAGCAGATGGAGGAGCTCCAGAACCCGAATCTGCAGATCCTGTAGATCCAGAAGTTCCAGGCTGCATCTGTGGTGCTTGTTGTTCTTCTGGTGGTCTCTCAACAATTCCCAATAAACTTAATATACCTCCAAAGAAAGAATCAATACCAAGAATAACATCATTTAAAGCGCCTTGAAGTTTTTGAGAATCTTCTGTACCTCTAATAACATCCCATGTTTTATATCCAATATCAATAAAGGTCGCAAATCCATTGAAAATACCAAAAGCAATCTTTGAAAAAGCATCAATAACCTTAGCTGATGTTCCTATAATACTTGAAAGTGGACCACTTAATTCCCCAAAGTATTTCGAGAAAGTATTAAATAACCACCCAAAAGCCATAAAGAGAAGAAATCTTTGAATCGTATTTTTTCCAGGAATTGCGTTAGCAAGTTTACCAACACCTCTCACAAAAAACTTTCCAGCTTCAAGTTTCTTTTCTTTTTCTTGTCTTTGATATTGTTCTTCCTCTATCTTAGAAGTATCAATAGTTTTTTCCTTTACAGATAAAATTCGTTTTAAAGATCCATTAATTTGCGTCAATCTTTCTTTGGCAAGTGTAGGTCCTTGTTGATTGACCCTTGCAGTTCTATTAAAAAATCTGAGGGGTGATATTGTTGATCTATTTGGTGATTCTACTGCCATTATGCTATACCGTAGATATCAGATTTAATTTTTCTAGTATCTTGACCAGATGCAGCTTGAACTGGAAATGGTGGAACTAAACTTCCACTTGCACTAGTCATAGCTTGATCTCCAGAAGACATAACTTGTGGTGGTAACGTCATCATTCCACCTGTGCCACTTCTATTCAGTGGAGTAGGAGTATATCTATTTACATCTGATTTAGCAATTTGTTTATTCGGATTACCAAGATTAGTTTTATCAATTATTTGTTTAATCAAATTCTCTCCAAGTAAATCAACTGTTGGTGTTGGAAGAACTGCTTCTCCTATTTGAAGTGCTGCAGCTTGAGTATCAGAAGCATTTGGTGGGACAACGATTCTATTAGAATTATCTTCATCAACGATTGCACCATCTCTCATTCCAAACCAACCACGAGGATCAATTGACAACCTCTCTGGCTTTTTCTCTTGTTTAGGAATTACCAATGGTGTTTGTTCTTGATTATCTGATTCTGTTTTTCCAGATTCTCCAATACCATAAAGTTTTTGTGCTGGTTTTGACTTTACTGGTGATTCCCCTTCTGGTTTTATTTTTCTTATAACTTGTTCAAGTTGTTCAGCAACATTGTATCTGTCATCTAGATTAGATGATGATTTTTGATAACCAGTTAAAAATACTTCAGTTGACTGCTGAACCGTTTTTGAAGTATTGATATTATTTCTAATTTGTTTATACTCTGGATTATTCTTCAATTCATAAAGAATAAAGTCAACTTGGGTATTCATATCATTCCAAGGCTTCTTTTTCGATTCTGCAAAAGATACCAAGTTAATATTATCAGTATCATATTTTCCACCCTGTTGCCACTGAACCAAACCTCTTCCGTCGCCGCGGCTGGTAGATGGATCATAAGTATAACCAGTTTCAACTCCAATATTAGAAACTACACCCATAGCAGCCGTTGGTGTGAGTCCACCAGACACTAATCTATCATAAATTTGACGTGATTTTTGATTTACCAAAGAATTGTTATCCCCAACTAATCCACCTGTTTCAAATTTCATCATCTTTGGTTTATTAGCATTTGGGCCACCATAAAGTCTGTTCAAGGCCAAGAAAACCTCAGCTCCAATAGCATCAACAGTTTTTCTATTAATTACAACCTCACCCTCAGTCAACATAGCAGGAACTTTATCAATTCCCTTTTGACCATTTACTAATCCACCACCAGCAAATCCACTAACTCCTCTTGCAACATCAGCTCCAATAAATCCAAGTCCAATGGGCCCAGGAATAGCAGATCCAAGAGATAAAGCAGCTCCAGTAAAATCTCCCTGAGCTGCCCTAACTGCAGCCGAACCAAAACCATAGGCAGTTTGAATTCCGGGAAGAGCTCTAGCGGCCGATTTTAATCCAATTCTTCCAGCAAGTTGACTAAGAGCTCCTCCAGCTCTACTGAAAACAGGTCCAAGAGCCTTAGAGGCCAATTTAGCACTAAATTGCAAAAGATTTCCAGTAAGTTTAAATATAAAACCTCTCAGAGGTCTAATGTAAAGTGAAAGTAAGAGAGGCCAAAAGTCTTTTAAAAATCTACCAAGAGATTGTATTTTTTCAATATTTTTTGGATCCTTCACCCACTCAACTAATTGTAAAAATACTTTCCCTAAGAAAATAAATTTAATGAACCCAAATATTTTATCTAAAATATTTTGAAATGGAGCTACAACATTTTGAAATGCTTCTGATGCCTTTTGAGTTAAATTAGAAGCACTTTCAAGATTCTCTTCTCTACCCCTTCTAGATTTTTTTTCAGCTAAGAGAGCAGCATCACTAGATTTTTTTACCTCAAGTTCATAAAGTTTATTTACAGTATCAAGTATTGAAGATAAAGTTTGATTTAACTGAACAAACTGATCTTGAGGTGTTGTTTGTTGAAATACTTGTTCTTGTGGAACTTCTGCAGCTTGTTGTCGTAGTTCAGCAGTTTTTTGAGATAGTGCTAAAATTCCAGCACCAGGTAAAGCTAATTTTTTAGATATTATATTACCAATGCCGCCAAAATTATCTACAGTTATTTTTTGTGGTGCTGGATTAAATCTTCCTTCCTTTCCTCTTATTCTTTTTCTTTCATTTGCAAGAAGAGCAAGTTCCTCTTGAGGTAATTTATTTGCACCTTTAACCATTGCCTCCCGAAGGAGAGTCATGTAAGTATCATAATCAAGGTCAAAAACATCCTCAAGACCCAGTAGCCTTAAAATCCTTTCATCAATTTGTTCGGATACTGGGTTCATTTTACCCCTTGAGCTAACTTGTGTTTGAGTTCTTCTTCTTCTAAGTGATCCTTAAGAAGTGATACATAGATATCTCTTTCCCAAGGTATCATATTTTCAATTTCCGTTAATGAATATTTATGATACTGCATTAAGGCAAAATTAAGTTTGAAGTAGTTCTCAAGGTCCATGTGGACCATACCTATGCGAAAAAACTTGTAAGTCCCTCCAATGTAATCTCACTTTCAACACCAGTATTTGGGTTAGTAACTTTTAAAGTATGAGAAAGTTTTGGCATTGTCTCAAAGAACTTTTCAATTTGTTTGAATTGACTTGAGTTCATTTGATCAAGAAATTCTTCAAGTTCTTTTTTAGTCACATCTCTAGTATCCCAAACTTCTTCTTCATTATAAATTTTATCAATACATGAGGAAATTAAATCAAATGATTGATTGACTACATCATCAGAGTTAAAATCAAAATTACTCTTAATGAACTGATCCAATGATGGATACTTCATTTCCATGATTAAAGAATCATCAAGTTTAATCTTATTATTATGTTCAGGATTTTTAACTACAACAATATCATCTAAAAGAATTTTTACAGGCACTGTAGTTTGTCCATCGTCTGGGCAAATAATACTCAACTCTACTTCTTCTCCAACTGACTTACCCCTAATGTTTAGGAAGAGATATTCAATGTCAAAGGTAGGAAGAGCTTCTACTTTGATTCCTCTTGTCTCTATACAATTTTTAATGACTGTCTTAATTGCATTGGTAATCTGTTTAGAATCTTCAGATTCCATTGCAAGAACTAAAAGTTTTTCCTCTCTTACAAGGAAAGGTCTATACTTAATTGGTTTTCCTGTAGATGGCAACTCAAGTTCATAAGTTGGCGTAGAAATCTTTGGTAAAGGCATAATATCCTATAGAAGTTTCAGTGTGATTATTTATTAGGAATCTGGAATAAGGCCACCACTTCCTGGATTGATTTGACCTGGTTGAGTTCCCAAGGGGAATCTATCACCCAGAGCTCCATTACCCAGAGCATTTTGACCTGTCAAACCAGGAAGTTGCGGTACAGTCGGATCACTACCAAATTCTACATTTTCTGGGAATCCAACATCAGGAATTCCTGCAGGTGTTGTCTGTCCTGGTTCAGATTCTTTCGATTGAGATCCTGTTTGTACAATATATCTATCGTAATTAAAAGACACTCTACAACGCAAAAGATCAGAACTTTGATAAGCAACTGGCATGGAACTCATTGCAATAGGATAAGCTTTCAAAAATTTATAGGTTAATACATCACCCCTAAAATCTCTTTCAAATTTAGTCAAGTAAATTTCTTTTCTATATCCAGTATTCTGTTCATCAGGATACTTAACTCTATAATTAAAGTTATTGGCCTCATTATCATTATCATCACCTGTGATATATCTAATCCAAGATTCAAAAAATAATATTATCTTATAACCTTGCGAATCTCTATGATCGACATAAAAATTTAAATCAATTGATTGATCATATCCTTTTCTGTAAACAAATCTTTGAGTGATTCCAGTGAAATCATCTGTAGATTCATTCGTGAATAATGAAGATCCTGGCAAAGCTGTTTCATAGCATGACAATGAAAGAAGTTGAGTATCATAATATCGATCAACTTCTGCAATATTAGTTCTAGGAATATAGCATTCAAAGTTAGAAGTTAGTGCAGGACGAAGGAGTTTTTCCTTCACCTGGAACATCTTTACAGGTTGTGGCTTTGGAGCAGGCATCTATAAATACTATTTGACCTGATATATTATGTATAATGGCAGAAAGCATTAAGAGTCTTTATAAACCTGAGTATCCAAATAAGTATAAAGGCAATCCTAATAATATTATCTGTCGTAGTAGTTGGGAAAGAAAATTTTCTCGTTGGTGTGATCTGAATGAAAATATTTTAGAATGGGGATCAGAAGAATTCTTTATTCCTTATTTTGATCCAACCACTGGCAGAGTTAGAAGATACTTCCCAGATTTTATTATCAAAGTCCGTGAGCAATCTGGCGAAATTAAAAAATATGTGATTGAGGTTAAACCAAAGAGACAAACTATTCCACCTGTTCAAACAAGTAAGAAAAGAACTAGAACTTATATTACTGAAGTAAAAACTTATGCGATGAATCAAGCAAAGTGGGAAGCCGCAAAAGAATGGTGTAAAGATAGAATGATTGAGTTTCGTATTATCACAGAAAACGAACTAGGAATCAAGTAATGTCAAGAGTAGAACTTCTCAAAAAAAAGTTAGATGGTTCTGAAGATGCTGAAACTTTGATGATGAATATTTTAGAAGTATTTAGAGACATAGAATATGTTCCCGATCCTGGAAATTATTATACCTTTATATACTACCCAAAAACTGAAGGTATAAGATACGATGAACACCCTTTAGTTGCAGTGACTGAGATTGAAAGGTGGGGATTTAGAGGATTCAATTATCATTGGGGACAAATAAGAAATTACACTTGGCAAGAAGTAGTTGGTGCTTGCCATCTTGTTAAACCTGATGAGATTGATTATCTTCGTTCATTACCTTATGGCAAAATAAGGACTAAATAGATAAAAAAGTCTATAATGACTGAATCTAAACCATATAGTTTGCCCAATACCGAAGGTAGATACATCACAGTATCTGTTACTAATCAGAGTGGGGAAGTTTATCGTTTAAATAACGATGGAACTAGAACAATTTATGCTGATTATTTTGTGGAAAATGGCAATACTGTTTTAGAATCTTCCACATTTTCTTCAGAAGAATTTCAAAGAAACTTAGCACAGAATTCTCAAGGATATAATAGAACAATTAGTGGTTCAATTCTAGATGCAAATGGACAAACTAATTCTCAACCAGATCCAAATCAACCTGGAGCTGCTGGAGGTTCTACTCCCACTAACGCAAATCAAGAGATCACAGAACAAACCACAGCATCAACTGACTTTAAATATCCAGAAGATTTGAGTTTGGATCAAGATGTAATTCAGTTTAAATCTGTAAAATACATTCCTTCGGGTCTAAGTTCACAAGGACCAATTACTGCGTCTAGAGAAAATCAAAATAGAACAATAGAAGGAACAGTAACTCTTCCGATACAAGCTCAAATTAATGATTCAAACATAGTTGGATGGGGTGAAGGTACATTAGATGAACTTACTAGATTCGCTTTAGACCAATCATTTAAAGTGATCACAAATAAATTCGATGAAGAAAAATTTGCTGGTGACATACAAAACAAAATATCAAGCCTTACACAAGGTGATAGAGCTACTGGACTAGCTTTGATAGCTGAAAAAGTTATTGGACTTCAGGGAATACAAGGAAGAACTGGTGGAATTCTTAATCCTAACGTCGAACTTCTCTTTAATTCTCCACAATTAAGACCTTTTAGTTTTACTTTTAGAATGACTCCAAGAACTAAAAAGGAATCTGAACAAGCTAGGGGAATTATAAAATTCTTCAAAAAGAATATGGCTGTAAAAAGAGGTAATGGACTTTTCTTAAAAGCTCCAAATACTTTTTTAATTAAGTATTTGGGAAAAAATGAAAATCAACAGGGTGCTAATGAGAAAAAAGCTTTAAATAAAATAAAAGAGTGTGCTCTTATAGGTTTTGATGTAAATTATACTCCTCAAGGTACATATATGACCTTTGATGATGGAAGTATGGTTTCATATTTAATCTCTCTTTCATTTAAAGAACTTGTGCCAATTTACGATACAGATTATAAAGAAGATCACCCAATCGGATTCTAAAAATGGCAAAAACTTACTTCAGACAAGTTCCTAATTTTGATTATGTCAGCAGAGTTCCTGGTGAACAGAATATCTCTGATTATATTGCTGTAAAGAATCTTTTTAAAAGAGGAAAGTTAAGAGATGATATCTTTGGAAACCTTAACTTCTTCACCAAGTATAAGATTATCGGTGACGAAAGACCAGATAATGTTGCATTCAAACTCTACGGTGATTCAACTTTAGATTGGGTAATTCTT